CGTCTCAATCGTTTAGCATATACACTGCATCGATAGATTACGATAGACCAAAGTTAGTTTTAGGAAAATTACCGCTAAATGATGGAACAACGGATTCACCGTACGGATTGGCTGTCTTTAGTGGAAGTCAAGGAGAAGTTACATCTGGTAGTTTAGCAAATGCATCAGTTGTCATAACGAAAAATATTGCAAAACTTGCTGGTTGGGAATTAGTACCTGGTAGATTGACTAGTGGTACTGTTGCCAAGATAGATGGAAATAATGCTACAATAGCTCTTGGTACTAATGCTACTACTCACACAAGTGCTACTCCTCAACCTAGTTTATTTTTTGTAAGTGCATCGACTGATCCAATCTTTTTTGTTGGAGAAAACTTTAGTTATGTAAATGATGTATTGACTGCTGGTGGTTGGAAAATAGGTAGTGGCATAATATCTAGTTCTGTAAGCGCTGACACAGATGGAGTTATACTTGATGCAACAAATAAAGTTCTCACATTTCACGGTGCAGATGGAGCAGACGGTTTCCACACAGGAAGAAATAATGTAAGACTAGCTGTGGGACAAGTTGCTGGTAATGTTTACGGTTTAAGAGCATTTGACGGCAGTGGAAATGCACTACTATCTATAACAGATACACCAGAAGCATTAATATCAGGATGGACAATCGGAACTGCTGCAATTTCTAAAAACAATGTCAAGTTAGATTCAACAGCAGGTGGCGAAGGTTTATATGTTAAAAAGACAAGTTTTTCCAGTACAACAGCTGGTGGTTTCTTAGGATTAGACAGCGGTACTGCTAAGTTTAATGTCGGTGATGGTTCTAAGTTTATAAAGTTTGATGGAAATGATTTTACAGTAGATGCTGGTAATTTTTCTTTAGACTCAAGTGGTAATGTTACAGCGACAAATGCAAACCTTGCAGGTACTGTCACAGCAACTGCTGGACAAATCGGTGGATTCGGAATAGCTGCAGGTGCAATAACATCATCAAATAATAATTTAGCGCTCTCCTCTACACATGCTTCAATGTCACTTGGAAATAAGGTAAAGATAGCGGGTGGAACAGACAGTTATATTGCAGGTGGTGGACATTTTGGTGATCCATGGCAAGCATTCGATAACGATACTCAAGGCTTTGCTTTAGGAATGGATAGTTCAGCTGTAAAATTTGAAATAAATGATGGATCCGGAGACAATTTTATTCTTTTCGATTCATCTGGAGGTACACCTTTAGATATAAGAGCTCAAAGTTTTCAACTTGGATCTACAGATTTTCTACTTACAAATTCTTCTCTGAAATTGGGTACGATAGATAATGTGACCGACACAGCTTCTACTGAAACCGGTTTGTTCGTAGATAGCAGCGGTAATGTATTAATAAAAGCAGGAACCAGTTCCGAAACAGGCTATATACAATTTAACAGTAATAATTTAAAAATAAAGACTAGCAATTTTACAGTGGATGGTGGAGATGTTTCACTGTCTGGTACAATTACTGCAACTGCTGGACAAATCGGTGGATTTAATATTTCAAATAACTCAATATCCAGTTCGAATGATGCACTGATATTGAAAAGTAGCGGAGCAATTACAGGCTCTAAGGCTAAGTTCTCAGGTGGAGAAATTGGAGGTTGGACTATAACATCTGATAGTTTATCCGGAGGTGGTGGAAACGTAAGATTAGATTCAACTGGTAACATTAAAATTGGTACAGTAGCTAACGCATCTACAACTGCAACAACTAATGCAGGATTCTTTGCAGATAGCAATGGAAACGTTTTAATAAAGGCAGACGATAATGGTAACAACTTCATAAAGTTCGATGCCGATGCTACGAATCCATTAGAGATAAAAACCACTAACTTTCACTTGGACACCGACGGCGATATTACGATGACTGGTGATATAACTGCTACCAACTTAACGGCTACGCAAACAGGTAACTTAGGTGGATGGACACTAAGTTCTGCTGGACTATCAAAGCAGCAGGGAGGTAAAGTTTTTTCTAAGTACACATCTTCATTTGTAAACAATAACGACGAACCTAGATTACAATTAGACAGAATTTTCCAGCTTCCTCCTCCGTTAATGTTAGACGGTGGTGGTGAAAGAACTCAATTGATATTTAAGAATGCTGATGATGCTGGTGCAATGACGATGAGTTTTAAAGGTGCACTTCCAAACATTACAACTGCCAATACTCCTTCAAGTTATAATGGAAACAGTGACATAGGAAAACGAGGTTCTATAGAAGCGTACGTAGGATCTAGCCAACAATCATCATCTATAGCTTATAGTGGAAGAGATCCAGGTGGTGGTGTTAACGCATTTAAATCGTTTTTCGGTGGTGCTTCTTTAGGTGTCAGGGTACAATATAGGGATAAACTAGGAGCCACCGATTACGACGTAAATGATTATATGGGAATGACAGCTACTGTTGGAGCCCACAATGATGATGGATTGAAAGGAAGGGGAGCATTCTTTTACGCTTCTAAGTACAGTGGATCTTGGATGTACATGGGTTCAGGAAGTATACCAACAGAAATGGCAGATTTTACGATTCCTCACGATAGACCCCCAGGAGGAAAGTTGGGTGATTACAATTACGGTATAACTTTATGGTCTGGATCTTACTTTCACATGACAGGTTCGAGGGATAATCCTCCAACTGCTTCAATACACGGTCAGATGACTCTTGCTGGAGGAAATTACGGTTACGGTAGACGAGGCATGGTTAACAGTAATTCAGCCACTTTGGCAATGAGCTATGACGGTGTATGTTTTGGATCTGGCTCTACGCTAAATATAGTGGCTCAAAACAGTAACGGTATGCACGAACCGTATATGACGTTTATTAAACCTGGTGTTTCTGGCATAGGACTACATACGTTAGCACACGTTACTGGTAGTAACACTAAACTTGTAATGAGAACCATGAACTTTATCCACCCGTATAGGGACTTAATGACATGGGATGCTGCTACTGCCAGAGTTGGAATTTTAAATACCAGTCCAAGTTATACGTTAGACGTTGGTGGAACAATTAACGCTACGGAACTTAGAGTTAACGGATCGGTGATTTCTGCTGGTGGATTAGGAAACGTATCAGAGGATACTACTCCACAGTTGGGCGGCGACTTAGATTTAAACAGTAACGATATTACTGGAACAGGTGACATAAACATCACTGGAACTGGAACCTTTAGTTCCACATTAGTAGCAGACGGTGACTTTACAGTGGATACCGATTTACTATTCGCAGATGTATCTGCAGATAAGGTATCGATAACTGGAACTGGTACGAAGACAACGAATAAAACACTTCATGTAAACATTAACAATTCCAGCACCGATCTGACTGGTGGAAACGGTATAAACGGTGGAAGTGCTGGAGATGGTATATTAATAGAGAATCATAATACTACCAACAATAGCTATGCAAACATAGACTTTAGAGCGGATGCTGCCGATGGTAGAATAGCTGTTCAGCGTAAAGGAACAAACGTAGGGGATTTTGTATTTATTCTAGATAACTCCACCATAGCCGAAAAAATGAGGATTACTGCAGATGGAGATCTCCATTTAAATGAAAGTGTACTGTTTGATTCCAGTCTAAGACAAATTGCAGCCAAGACTAGAATGGTGCTAGTGTTTGGAAGAAACAGTACTATTTCAACAACTGGTACCACAACGTACGAGGGTTATGCTGCAAACGGTGCATCCAACGGAGAAGGTTACAGAATGGTAAGAGCTGGTGAGATAACTGGAGTTTCAGTACATTATGACAAAATAAATGAAGGTAGTAGTGGATCGAGCTGTAAGGTTCAAGTTACAAAGAATGGTTCCGATGTCAGTGGAGCAAATGCAACTCATACATTTATTGGCGGTGGAGACGGTACTAGTACTACGTTTTCCGCTGGAACTTATACGTTTTCTGCAAATGATAGAATAGGAGTAGATTTAGTACTAACGGCTACAGGAGGTACAGTATCATTGGATGACTGTACTATGATCGTAGAAATAACATGTTAAAGGAGCATAAAAATGAAAATAACTTTTGATGAAATAATAGAAGTAGTATTACATCACGAGGGTGGTTATGTAAATGACCCTAAAGATCCTGGTGGTGAGACTAATTTTGGAATATCTAAACGAGCATATCCAGATGTAGACATTAAAAACCTCACAGAAGATGGTGCTAAGGATATTTATAGAAGAGATTATTGGGATAAATATAAATGCGAGGATCTTGACGAAGATCTCCGTCATATCTATTTTGATATGTGTGTAAATATGGGTGCAGGTCGTGCAACTAAAATATTGCAAGAAACTGCCAACGCTAAAGGAGCGAATCTAAAGGTCGATGGTTTCATCGGACCCAAAACAATCTCGGCCCTAAAGGGTGTTGAACTTGAAAGAGTTCGTGCATATAGGGTGAAATATTACGCCAACTTGGTCGTTAGAAAACCAGATCTTGGTAAATTCTACTTCGGTTGGTTTAAAAGAAGCTTAGAAGTCTAAGGAGAAAGTAAATGGCTTTAGAAGATGCAGCGTTACCAGATATTAAACCTCTTGGTAGCCCTTCTGGAAGATTTGAGTCATCTCCACTAGCTGAAACTTCTCTTGGTAATTTACAGGCTAGACCTGATACGTTAGCTGGGGAAGATATTGGTGGAGTAGCAGGAAGCGATATACCGCTTCTTCAAAACGATACAACAATATCTGGAAGGCACGATGGCGGATCGTCAACTTATGGTACTTACGCACCAGCTCAATTGAGTCAAAACGATCCATTTGGTGACATTTAGAAAAAAAGCATGTACATTTAAGGTAGAATCGTGTAGATTCTAGTAAGTTAAATCATGGATTTTGCAAAAAACTTAATATATGAATCAATGTATGGTAAGGACTGTATCGTCTTGGATGAGTCTACTGTCAAGAGGTATGTAAAGTCTAAAGGAATAAACGAGGCCGCAAAGGTACAGGGAGTTTATTCCGATGAAGGGTTGTATGATTTTTTTGCTAGCTTTAGAGATTACAAAAGAATAGCAGATAGTAAGGCCACGAAAATATTGGGATGGCCAGTTGTAGATTATTTACTTTCAGATATTGCTAGAGATCCATTTTTCGAAGTAGGGTTTATGGAAGATGATGGACATCTAATGAAGGGAAGAGCAAACACTGTTTCATACGGTGGAGCTGTCATGACTGGTGATACAACATTAGCTGGTGGCGACAAAAAACATATGAAAGAGCTTTCCAATATTGTAGATGAATTAGGATGGGATATATTAAAGTGGATGGGTGTAGGACCAAATAGAAAAAGTCAAGTAGTTGTTATTCCTTCTCATCTTCAAACACCCATGAGTGCAAAGCTAAACGAGGATATAGTAATTAGGATTCAATTTAATGAAGAGTTCGGAGCACCCGCTGGAATTATTCCTTCACCAAGTAGAAAGGGAGTAAAGAAAGCAAAGAAGAGAAAAGATAAATCTGTTTATTCTGAACAGGAAAACAATATAGAGAAACTTGTTGCGATATATCCTGGTAGATTTCAACCCTTTGGTCCACATCATAAAGCCTCATATGAATTTTTAAAGTCTAGATTTGATGAAGTTTACATAGTAACCAGTAATAAAACTGGTGGAACTAGACATCCAATGAACTTTAGTCAGAAAAAACGACACATGATGAAAATGGGTATACCGTCTAAGGCTATAGTCCAAGATAAACAAGTTTATGCGCCAAAATCTCTAATGAAAAAATTTGACGAGAACACTACAGCTTTTGTTTTTGGAGTTGGGCAAAAAGACGAAGGACGATTGAGTGGAGGAAAATACTTCAAACCTTACAGACAAAATTATAATAGGCTTATGGGATTTAAACATCATGGTTATACTTTACAGTTACCACATTCAAGTATTAGAGTTGGTGGTATGGAAATAAGTGGTACAACAATGAGAAAATTGTTGGGATCCGAAAAATTTGATGTCAACATGAAAAAGAAATTTTTCAAAAAATTATTTGGGTATTTTGATCCTAAAGTGTTTGATTTGTTTACAACATCTTTTAAAGAAGAAATAAAACTAGATGTTAATGTTGGCGATACTATTTTAGTTGGAAGATTTAAAAATAAAAAAATAAAAGTAAAAAACATCGGTAAAGATAAACATGGCATGCCGACTATAAATGGTCGAAAGATTGTTAATTTTAGAAAGTTAACTGAGAAAAAAGAAACATTTAGAGCAATAAATAAAGATTCTGGTAAGGTAGCAACGTTCGATAGTGAAAAGGCTAGGGATGCTGCAATAGAAAGAGGTACTCACGATAAAGTTGATAAACCAAAAGTAAAGGCACCAAAGGTAAAGTTCAAAGCACCAAAGGTTAAGATCCCAAGTTTTGCCGATCTACAGAAGAAAAAAGCAGATAAGAAAGCCAAGTATGGTAATAAACCACGTAAACCAAACATTGTTGATGGTGTAGATGTAATACGGGATGAAGATGATTTAGAGCATTTTAAGTATAAGTTTACCAAGGAAGCTGAAACAGTTGACGACGTAAATGATTATGGAGATCGTGTAGCAGAACAGTATAGAAGTCAAAAAGAAAATATGCCAGAAGATCAACGCAGACAACTAGAAGACGATGCACAAAGCTGGAAAAAACTTGGAGGTTACGAAGCAATACAAGATGCAATAAGAAACGGTGAGATTTCAGAACAAGACATAAGAGACAGAAACGAAAGAATGAGTGAAATTGCACATACGAGTGTAATAAAAGCTGAACAACCAATAGAACGCGGAATCGTTATTCCAACAGAAGATGCGGATACGTTTCTAGAAAGATTTGTAGAAGGTGAAATGGTTGAAATACCAGATGAAAGTGGACACGGTTCCAGTGGGTTTAGTTTAAGTGCACGTACTGCTAGATTTTTTAGTAAACCAACAAACGATTATGAAGATGAAACTTCTATTCTTATACGCATAGAGCCAAACGAAAATGGCGAAATAAGAGGTTTGTATATAGACGGTGAAGACAATGATTTTGCCAGTGAACAAGAATTAATAAGAAGCTCAAAATCTAAAGCAAGGGTTAAATCTATAGAAAAGATAAAATATCCAAGTGGGAAAATGGTGATCATAATAACACTACAAGAACCAAACGAATTAACAGAATCTACAATAGATTTGGTCGATAAAGAAGTTGGAGATGACATTTCTAAAAAGTATTTAGAAGGTCCACTCAATCCAGGTTCTAGAAAAAAAGATGAAGCCGCAAGAGTCCCGCGTAAAAAGGGACAGCACAGAAAGTCTTCGAAGCACTCGGATTTGTATACAGACGAAAATCCAAAAGGAACAATTAAAGGTTTAAAATTTGCCACCGTAAAGGATGCTCAAAAATCTGTTAACAAAATAAGAAGCAGTGGCAAATCTCACGCACATAAAATACAAGCAGCAGTTGCAATGGAACAGAGAGCTAAAGAGATGGGAAAGAAAAGTGCTGCAGCTGTTTATAGAGCGTACATTAATAAAATGAAAGAAAAAACAAAAAAGAAAAATGAATCAATAGAAAAGGAGTTGTTACTTATGGGAGGAGCCTATGGACATATGGCACACCCGTTTGATGATTACGCATTGACCTTTGGAGAACTAAAGGACATAATAGACTTAGGGTTACAGGGTAAATTAGATAAAGAAGAAGCCGTCACAGAGAAACTAGACGGACAGAATATAATGATTTCAGTCGTAGATGGTAAAGCAAAAGCGGCTAGAAATAAAGGGGACCTAAAATCTGGAGGTATGGACTTAAAGGGTGTAAAAGCAAAATTTAAGAATCATATTCCTAGCGTTAGGGATGCATTTGTTTTTTCAATGAGAGACATTGCTAGTTCTATTGAAAGAATGAGTAAGAAAGATCAAGATGCACTGTTCAATAATGGAACAAATTGGGCAAACATAGAGATAATATATCCAGAAAATAAAAACGTTATAGATTACGATGGACCTGCTACGATAGTATTTCACGGAATATTAAAGTATAATCAAGCATGGACTCCATCTGGAGAGGTAAAATCTGGAGGTGCAAAGCTAGCAGCTATTATAAACAAAGTAAATGGAGCTATAAAAACAAAATTTGCGTTTAAAGGACCAAACGTAATAACAATGCATAAGGATAAGGATTATACAGCAAAGAAATCAAAATATATCGGCGCTTTGAGCAAGTTACAGAATATATATAGATTAAAGGATAGTGATGAATTATCGTTATATCATCAACACTTTTGGTTAGAATACATTTTAAACGGTGCAAATTCATCGGATTTTACAAATATACCAGATAATATTCTATATCCTCTTATGAAGAGATGGGCATTTTCTGATAAAAGTTATAAAATGACAGAAATAAACAAATTAAAGGGTGAGTATCCTAAGTTTGTAGATTGGGTAAAAGCCACAGAAAAACTTGATCATGCAAAGATGCTAAAGAATAATATGAAACCATTTGAAGAAATATTCTTTGGAGTTGGAGCAGAAATATTGGCAAATGCAAGCAACTTCTTAAGTGCAAACCCAGAAAAAACAGCTAAAAAGTTAAGAGATGATTTAAATAGTGCTTCGAAATCATTAATGGCAAAGAAAGATTTTTCTAATGTTGATAAACTAAAGGCTCAATTAAAGAAATTAAAAGCTATGCCAAATTTATCAAAAGCTGCACCATCTGAAGGGTTAGTGTTTAAATACAATGGTAAAGTTTTTAAGTTTACTGGGTTCTTTGCTCCAATAAATCAAATCTTAGGTTTACAAAAATTTTCGAGGTAAGTTATGAATAGTGAAGATAAAGCGTTAAAGGCAATATTAGAAGGGAAACCTGTTGAAAAGCCAATCATGGTTGGTTATGAAGGAAAAAAGAAAAAGGTTGGAGATAAAAAAAGCAGGTTGACCGATATCATGGCAGAGGCTAGAATGCCTTGGTTTTGTCCTAAGTGTGACAAAGTTATGAAGAAAAAGTTAGATAATAAAATGTGGACATACTTTGGACACTGTTTTGATTGTCAAGTTGAATTTGAACATGAATTGAGAGTTAGTGGAAAATTTGAGGAATGGCAGTCAGATAAAGTTTTAAAAAATAAAAAGTCAATAATTTTAGAACAGATACAATCTATAGAAGCATGGCAAAAACAAGGGGATTTACAAATTGTTGAACCAGTTAATCCAGAATCTGGAGCAGTACACATCGAAACGTACGAAACAGATAAGGCAACAAAAAAATTAGCAGAAGAAGCATTGGTAGATTTAAAAAATGCACTGACCAGTATTAATGAAACAATAGAGAACTTTAATGCCCAAAGAAAATAAAGCCAACATAAAAAAGGCTATTACCGACGAATACATAAAGTGTGCGTTGGATCCAATTTATTTTATGAGGAACTATTGTTACATCCAACACCCTGTAAAGGGAAAGATGAAGTTCGATCTATACCCATTTCAGGAAAAAACATTAGAAGCATTAAAAGATAACGACTATAATATAATTTTAAAAGCCAGACAGTTGGGTATTTCTACATTAAGTGCGGGATATTCTCTATGGTTGATGAATTTTCATAACGATAAGAACATTCTTGTTATTGCAACAAAACAGGATGTTGCAAAAAACCTAGTAACCAAAGTAAGAGTCATGCATAAAATGCTTCCTTCTTGGTTGAGTCAGTCCTGTATTGAAGACAATAAATTATCTCTTAGGTACAAGAATGGATCACAAATAAAAGCGGTTTCATCTACTGGAGAAGCTAGTAGATCTGAAGCACTTTCACTTCTTCTAATTGACGAAGCAGCATTCATTAAAAACATAGATGATATATGGACTGCATCACAACAGACACTTGCAACTGGTGGTAAATGTATAGCGCTATCTACTCCGAATGGTATGGGTAATTGGTTTCACAAAACATGGTCTGAAGCAGAAGCTGGTACAAACAATTTTAACTTTATTAGATTACACTGGACGGTGCACCCGGATAGGGGAAATGAATGGAGAAGCGAACAAAATAAATTGTTAGGTCCAGACATGGCTGCTCAAGAATGTGATTGTGACTTTATTAGTTCTGGTCAATCTGTGGTACCAGCTAAAATTATAAAGGAAATACAGGATAAGTGTGTACATGATCCAATAGAAAAAAGATATTCTGAAGGTTTATGGGTATGGAAACATCCAGAACCAAATAGAAAATATGTATTATGTGCTGATGTTGCAAGAGGGGATGGAAGCGATTATTCTGCATTTCACATATTGGATTTGGAAACACTAGAACAAGTAGCAGAGTTTAAAAGTAAAGTAGATACAACTAGATATGCTGGAATACTATTGTCTGTTGGTACCGAGTATAATGATGCTCTAATGGTAGTTGAAAACAACAATATTGGTTGGGCTGTTTTACAGGTATTGTTAGATAGAGAATATAGAAATTTATTTTGGATGCGAAGAGATTTAAAATACGTAGATTCTCAAACTCAATATTCAAATAAGTATAGAACCGAAGATAGGAATATGATACCTGGATTTACAACTAGCGCAAAAACTAGGCCATTGGTAGTAGATAAACTGTCTAAATTTTTAATGGAAGGACATGTAAGAATAAACTCTATTAGAACTATTGACGAATTGTACGTATTTATATTTAACAATGGTCGTGCTGAAGCTATGAAGGGATACAATGATGATTTGGTTATGAGTATGGCTATTGGATTATGGATACGTGAAACAAGTTTAAGACTACACGAAGAAAATTTAAGGGTAACAAGAGAAGCTATGTCTAAGATAGATGCAAACTCTGGAGTTTACACTATAGAAGAAGAAAACGACTACGGTTGGAAACAACATGTAGGAGATAAAAAAGAATCACTAACTTGGTTAATATAAAATGGCACAACAAGATACATTTTTAGATAGAATAAAAAGACTTTTTTCGTCTAACGTTATTGTAAGAAACGTAGGTGGTAGAAAGTTAAGAGTCATCGATACAGATGATATACAACAGGGGTCAAGAACATTGATGGATAGGTATACTAAGATGTTCAACACTGGAGCCGGATACAGCAGTCACATGGGTTACAGCGGAGAATTAGCAAAGGCGCAGAGGATGGCAATATTTAGAGACTATGAGGCCATGGATGACGACTCAATATTAGCTTCAGCATTGGACGTATACGCTGACGAATCAACAATGAAATCTGAATACGGAAATGTTTTAGAAATAAAATCAAATAATGCACAAATTAAAGAAATATTACACAATTTATTTTATGACATTTTAAATATAGAATTTAATTTGTGGCCATGGATAAGAAATATGTGTAAGTATGGTGATTTTTATTTACATTTAGAAATATCAGAAAAGTATGGAATTGTAAATGTAATGCCACTATCGCCGTATGATATATCTCGTGTAGAAAATTTTGACCCAGAAAATCCATATGATGTTAAGTTTGTGTTGGATGCAACCGATCCTAGAAATGTAATAGGAAATACAAACAGAAAAGAATTAGAAAATTTTGAAGTTGCACATTTTAGATTACTATCAGATTCCAATTATGCTCCTTATGGAAAGTCAATGATCGAGGGAGGTAGAAGAACATGGAAACAGCTTTCTCTTATGGAAGATGCGATGTTAATACATAGAATCATGAGAGCCCCCGAAAAAAGAATATTTAAAATAGATATTGGAAACTTACCTCCAAATGAAGTTGATACTTACATGAAAAGAATAATGGATAAGTCTAAAAAGGCTCCAGTTGTAGATGAACAAACAGGAGAATACAACTTAAGGTATAATATGCAAAACCTAACTGAGGATTTTTATTTACCTGTTAGAGGTGGAGATAGCGGTACACAAATAGAACAATTACCTGGTTTAACATACGAAGCAGTTGAAGATATAGAATACTTAAGAAACAAACTGTTAGCAGCATTAAAGATACCTAAAGCATTTTTAGGATACGAAGAACAGGTTGGATCAAAGGC